ATTATAATATATTTTCTTTTTAAACATATCGAGTAATACTAAAGTTTTATTTAAAAAACCGATTATATTATTTTCTGATTTTATATATTCATATTTGAAACTAAAATTACATTCTCGATATATAATTGCGGAATACCATAAAACATCAGATATTTCTTCTTTTAAATTTACATCATCTTTAACATTCATTAACTCCTCAACTTCGGTTAACATTCCTATAATTGAATGTAAAATTTTTTGTTCTTTTTCCCCATCAATATTAAATTGTGATGATACTGTTTTTTCACTTAATTCTAAATACTCTTTAAAGTCCATATTTTTAGTTTTGTTTTTTAATTATTTTTATATCATTTTTAGTAATTTCAAATTCAACTACATCATTAACATTTATATTAGATATATTTTTAATTTCAATTATTTCAGTTGAGTAATCAGGATATAAAAATATTCCATCAAATAAATCTTTTTTGTATTCAATAAAATATTTATCTTCTTTTTTAATTATTTTACCTTTCATACATTAATCCATTTTATAGTTTTTAATAATTTATTAACTTCAATTTTATAAAGTGTTTTAAAACCATAATCTATTAGAAAAACATTACATTTATTCTTTATAAAACATTTAAATTTTTCTTCTGAATAACTAAAATTTTCATCTTTAATATACCAATTCCATTGAATTCTAACTACTTCTATATTAGTATTAAAATAACTTGATTTAGTTTTTCTTAAATTATTAATTGTTTTTTCTAAAGTCATAAAGAAAGGTAATCTTTTTTATTAAAAATTAAACAGTTTCAAGTTGTTTTTTTTGTTGCAAAATTTGTTTCGCTCTGTTTGCTCTTAATTGATTAAATTCTTCTTTTTCTTCTTCTTCAAACTCCATAAATGAAACACAATCAGTTGTATCTATAATCATTCTACCATTATCAAAAACACAGTCTTTAAAAATTAAACCATCACGACCAAAACGAGATTTTAATATTGCCATAGTACCTAAACCCAATTCTTTTTGTTTTAGAGATTTTGCAACTGATATGATAAAATGACCAATTTGTGCCTTTTTAATATTACCACTCATTTTATCTACTGTTATTACATCTGATGAAATTGAACTTCTTCCTCCTTGTGATGCAACCCAACAAACAAAATTCATTTCATTGGACATAGATTCAATTTGACGCATAATCCTACCTTCACCTTGCCATTCTTCTCCACCCACAGATTCGCCTATTAAACACTCAATATAATCTATTATAACTACATCAGGTTTAATACCTTTTTTAATCAAATCAGTTAAATATTTTTTAATTGTTCTTGTTGTAACACCATAAGAAGGAAATTTTTTAATTATTAGCTTATTACTTCTATCTTTATATTCCATTAACTTATTAATAACTTTATCCTTATTTTTTCCAAGTTCATTTAATTCAATACCAGTCCAACATGAATAATGTTTTCTTTGTATTGCCTTTGGATTATCTTCAAAAATAATTTGTACCACATTTTTACCTTCATTATAGGCAGTGTTTGATACTTTTGTTAAGAAAGTAGTATTATGTGTAACAATAAAATCATCAATTACATATAATTCATCAGGATTAGAAACTTTTATACATTGACATTCCTTTTCACCAATATATTCAATAGATTTAAAGAATTTAAAATATTTTTCTATTGGTTTAAATCTTTCTAATTTTCTTTTTAATTTAAATGGTTTTATATCACCTGTGAAATAAATACTTATTCTATAAGAATCTTCATATTTACAAAAACCACCTAATGAAAGAACTAATTCCCTTACATCTTCTGTAAATTGTTTAGATGTACTTGAAAATTCTATAATACCCCTTGAATTAATTGTTCCATGAGAATCCATAATACCTTGTAATAATTCTATTCTATTTTCTAAAGAATTGTACTTATAAACATCAGGAATGAATTTGTTATTAGTTTTTTTACCTAATAATGAACCAAAAATATAAGGTTTAATTTTTATTTGTTTTTCATTAAAATGTACAGGTTCTACTAAAGGTATTCTATAATTTAATTGTTCATGTTTTATATCTTTCATTATTTCTTTTAATGTTATAGTTTTATAAGAATTTGTTAATTCTAAACTAACTGACCATAAATGTTCTTCATCACATTCACAACTTGTTCCATCATTAAAAGTAACTTTATAGGTAGGTCTTAGTCCTTGTGGATAAACACCTAATACAGTTTGAGGTTTTCCATTCTTACCTAAAATAGTATCTCCGACTTGTACATCTTTATTATAGACCCACCCATTAGGTGTATAAATTTTAGAATTCATAGTTAATGCTTTACCAACACCTAAAGGACAAATAATCAAACCAAGTTCTCCTCTACCTAAACCACCACCCATATTATCGTCAAGTCCACTTATACCAGTAGGAATAGGTTCTCTATAATCATCCCTTAATACTTCATCATAAGAATGAAAAACTTCTATACCTTCTTCCCTATCCACCCCAACATCCAATGCCTTTTTGAAAATATCCTCAATTTTATCATATTTTGTTTCATCACCAGTTTTAATAACAGTACTGATTTCATTTATTGCCTTTTTAATTTCTTGTTGGCGGCAAAATTTAATAGATTGTTGTTGAATCCATTGGAAATCTTCATCTGTTTGTTTTTTAATTTCACGAAAAATATCGTCAATATATTTTATTGTGGTATCGTCAGAAACAGTTGCCTTAATAAACTCTTCACAAGTTGACATTCCAGGAGTTGCACCGTATTTTTGGAAATAATTTTTAATACTCGCAATGATAAGTCTAAAATATTGATTATCAAAATAATTTGGTTGTAAATAACCAATTACGGATTCACCAAAATTCTTATCTCTTAATAATTGATTAATAAGTCTAATTTGAAAATTAGAACCCAAATATCCCAAATCTTTATTTTCTTTCATTTATTTTATTTTTTAAATTTAATAATTCTTCTTTCAAAGATGAAATTTCAATATCACGATTTTTTACTTTTACATTCAAATTATATAAGTCTTTTTCTAAATCAATATTATCACTATTATGTCTTAAAATAATATCAGAACATAAATCAATAATTAAATTTTCATCATCAGTAGTTTCTCTAAATAAAACTTCTTTTTCAATCTTTTCTTTTAATTCTTTTTTAATCATTTTTAAAATTTATAGTAATCCAAAATAATTTTTACATTATGATTATGGAAATCAAATGACCATAAAAAACCATTACCATTTAAAATCTTTTTATAATTTTTATATAAATTAATTTTTATTTTATTTATAATCCACAAATTTAGTTGATTGGTATAATCATTATAGAAACTATTAAATTTTGATTTAGGTAATCCTTCTAAATAAAGATATGTTTTAGTATAAGCACCGTATCCTTCTTTTATTATTGACCACTTATAATCTTTGTTTATTTTCCTTAAATTATTTAATGTTTTTTCTAATGTCATAACCTAAAAATATTGTTAAATAAACCTGTTACGTTATTTATATATGCTCTATAATAACTTTTTAAAAAACCATCTTTATTTTTTGTCTTTTTCAAATATTTCATCACAAAAAATTGTGGTACAGGAATTAAAAAAGAATAAAAAAATATTCCAATTAAAAAAATTATATAAACTGGAAATAAAAATACCAATGAAATAATTTTTACTATTTTTTCTTTGTCTTTGACTTTATTTTTTTTAATCATTTTTAAAAGAGTTAAAGGTGTTTTTAATTTTTCTATAATCACATCTTATATGATTAGGAATATTTGCAATATTTTGTTTTAAATACTTTCTTGTTAATTCTTTATTTTGGATTGACAAAACATTTATTACCTCTTGGATGTAATTTGGAAATACTTCTTTTAAATAAACATTTTCAGTTACTTCTTTTGGAAATAAAGTTACATCAACTATTCTTGAATTAATTAAAGTTTTACCATATTTTAATTCAAGAATAAAATACTTTTCAGTTTTTTCTTCTTTTTCCTCTGTTTTAGGTTCTGCATATTCATCATAATTTAACCACATTAAACGAGATGTCTCTTTCTTAAATAGGTAAATAATTGAATCTTTAATCCAATCACAGGTGTAAGTTAAATCAAGTGAAAAAATTGATTCGGGATTAAATTCTTTTACATTAAAGAATCTTTCAATGATAATGTTATTATCATTCATTTTTAAAACCAAAGAAAATTTTGGTCTTTTAATTGTTTTTTCCATAATTTTGTTCATTTTTAATTATATTTATAAAGGGTTTAATAAATTCGGTATAATCACCACTTAAACAATTAATAAAACCATCTTCATTAATTAGTTTAAGAAAATTTTTTATACCTCTGTTTTCTGGGTTTATTGGTGTTTTGGTATATATTTCAATATTTTCCTTTGTTTCATTTCCAATCAAAGGATTTTTTAAATCAATTATTTTTTTGTTTGTATCCCAAAACTTATCACCAACAAAATTATCATTTTTTGATTTTCCATCAATAATATTTTGCAAACTTTTTAAATTTTTTTCTTGAATAAGTTCTTTGGAACGATTGATAATCCATTCAAAAGAAACTTCTTCTTTTATAATTTCAGGAAATAATTCTAATAAAGTTTTTTCTCCTATTCCTTGAATACCTGAAATACAATCTGACTGACAACCTTCGATTACTTTAACCAATAAAGAATTTTTGTAATGATAATTTAAATAGTGTTTGTAATTGTTCTTTGTAATTATAACTTTTTTTGGTAAAAAGTAAAGCGAAACTTTATCATTTATTAATTGAAAAAAATCTTTATCTCCAGATAGAATAATAATAGTTTCTTTTTCTTCCCTTAAATTGGTAGAATAAAAACCAATACAATCATCACTTTCTGCAACACTATCCTCATAATGTCTGATATATAATTCCTCAAAATATTGTTTTAAACGTTCTTTTTGTAACCAAATTTCTTCTTTTTCATTTGGGTTTTTAATAAAACGATTATTTCTTGTTATTTTGTAAAGTGGATAAATATCAGATTTTAATTTACCACTTGTTTCAGAATCCCAAAATACAATAACTCTGTTAATATAATTTTCTCTGATTAGTTTTTGGGTAATTCTCATGAAACCACATAACCCACCAATATGTATATCTTTCCAATACATATTTTTAATTCCGTGATAACTTGTTTTCAATAATGAATTACCATCAATTAAGAGCGTTCGTAACATTTAAATAAATATTTTTGTGGAATTACTTTTGCAAATGCTCTTCTTATTTTTGAGAATATTAAGTAATTTCCGTTGTTAAAAAATCTTGTTCCTTTTTAAGTTTGTGTTCTATTTCTATATTTTTCATTTTGTTTAAATTTAGTTTTAATCAAAATAGCAACTGTTTATATCTGCAAACTGTTAGTGATATAATCAATTATAGATTCTGATAATCATCAACTTTCAATTTATCATCAACATCATTTAAACAATCACTAACATCAGATAAGTTTTCTTGATGTTCGTTGAACTTTTGTATGTGTTTATTATCTTTCATCTTAGTATGTTATTTTTTAGTATATATTAAAAATAAAACCTAAATATATCTGAAAAACGTTATGAAACATTATAAAGAACCATCCCACTCAAATTTTACATCTTCCACATTAAAATCAACATCGTAAATATCTTTTAACAATTTTACTGCGTGTTGTTCGTATGTTTGTTCTTTATCCATTTCTAATAGATGTTGATTTCCGTTTACTTCCATTATCATACGTTCACCAACAAAACTATGACTTTCAATAAATTTTATTTCCATAAAATAGGCTGAATGTTTCTCGATGTGTACCTGCGTTTATACCAATGCCGTTATGTTCAATTATAATAATGAGTTGCTTTTCAAATTATCATTGATATGTTTTACTGTTTGTTCATCATTCAAATTATTTTCTTTACATAGTTTAGTAACTAATTGTTATCCGTTTGACATTTTTCGTTTGAAATTTTTAATTAAACCATTTGAGTTCTGTCGTTCCATTGAAACCTTTTTGCCAAACATACCAAGCATAAGCAACAGCACTTCCACCACCAGCAATCATTTTCTCAAATTCAGCGTTTTTTGCACAAAGCAACCTAGAACTTGAAACATAAACGGTCTTTGGTGGTTGTGATAGGAATAGTTTTTTTCGCCCCTTACCTTCCAAAAACTGTATCTTTAAAAACATTGCTACTTTATTTCCTTCTGGGATTATCTGCAATGCCTTTTCAATAAATTCCTGTGCATATTTGTATGGTGGATTTGTGATTATATCTCCATTCCATTCAAAATTATCAATGCTCAAAAAATCTATTCCTGTTTCGCCAAATCCCCTATCTATTAAGTCTGTGCTCTTTACAATATACCCTGCGTTTTCAAAGACCTTGCTTAAATGTCCTTCACCACAAGCACACTCCCAAATGTTTGGTGAAAATAATTCAAGTTCTAAAAGTAATTCTGCTGCTTTTGGTTCGGTTGCGTAATAATCTTCATTCTGCCTTTCTTTATCAGTATGATTGCTTGCACCTAAAGTTTTATAGATGCTGTTGCTATTTCCTGTCCAATCTTTTGTCATTTTTGTTATGGTTTAATTAAAAATTTCTATTTCGTTTCCAAATTAACATTATGCTGTCGGCACATACGCATAACAGCGGTTTTTTGTGTTAGTTTTATGATACATACTTTTTTACACATATTTATTCATCCTCCACATCACCATCATCATTTAAATAAAAATCATCACCACCAAGTTTATCTGACCAATAATTAGAAAATTCTTTTTTATATTTATCAATTGCATTATTAGTATCTTCTATATAACCATTATGAACTGCGATTATTTTTCCGTCTTTAAAAGATAAACCATTAATATGATTTTTTAAAATTGAAATCTTTGTTCTTACAGCAAAGGCAACTTTTCTTTTATCTTTTGTTGCCGTAATATGTGAAACACCAGATTTTTTTTGATTACCAAATAAAAATACTAAAGAAGATGCAAGAAAAATAGCACTACCACCTTTAGGTTTAATTTCTGGTTGACTCATAGGACTTGTCATATCAATATCAACCCACGCTTGTGAAATTATAATCATAGTATTATCATAAGGACTATCAATCCTTTTTGTTTTTGTAATTCTACCATGAATACCCATACCAATTTGCTCAGAATAAACTTTTCCATTTTGCATTGACGAACCCTTTCCTTCAAAAGTCATTTTTGATGGTATTGAACCAACCGAATCCCATAAAAAAACTAAAGAATAAGGTAAATCTCCTTTTTCCTGAGCATCAATCAAAGAATTAATATAATCTGTAATTTGTTCAATATAATCAAAGTCATTTCTAAATAAGAAAAACCCATCCCATTCACCATCTTCTTTTTGTTCACAATCTAAACCTAATTCCTTCGCATGAGGGAAACTCCATTTATTCTCTGTAATCAAAAATACAGGTAACATTCCCTGTTTCTGAGCATCAACTGCTGATAATACAAGTGCAGTAGTTTTAGAAGTATTACTATGTCCTAAAAACATATTAATCGCATTAACTGCAGGACCAGGAACTCCACATGCCTTATAAAACGCATCACCACAATTCAAAAATCTATCAGGTTTAAATTTCGCTTTAGAAGAAAACTTTTCCTTTAATGAATTAAAATTAAATTCTTTTTTATCTAATTTAGTTGTTTTTGCCATATTTTGTATTTTCAATCATTTGTTTTTGAATGAATTTAATATCTATTAAACTCATATTTTTTATTTTTCTAATTCCCTTATTAATTCAATGATTTTAGAATCAACTTTATATATCTTATTTTTATCTGTACTAAAAGGAACTATATATGAATATCTTCCAACTATAACCCTACCAGTACCATTACATTTACCACAATTTTCAATTTCCCATTCACCATGAAAAAAGTTTTTTATATTACCTTCACCTTTACAACAAGGACAAATTTCTATTTCCATATTAATTTTCATATTTATTTTTACAATATAAAAAATATTCTAAATGTTTTTTTTTATAACCATTCTGATTCTCTTCTCTTAATTCTTCTTCACGTATTTTAACATCTTTTTTGATACAAACTTTACATTTATTCAAATGACCATCACCCATTTGTTTATGTTTATAAAAATCAGAAATTGGTAATTCTAAATTACATTTAAAACATTTTTTTTAATTTTTCGATTTTAACTCCCTTTTAGAATGGTAAATCATCTAAATCATCAAGGTTAGAATTCACTTCTAATTCAGAAGTAGAGAAATCTTCTACACCTGATTTATTAGTATTTTCAGGTTTCCAATTTTCATCTTTAGGAACAAATTTCTGTAAACCTTCATTCCAAATTGGTTCTTCATCTTTTGCGATTATTTCAAGATATTCATAAGGTTTTTTAGAATAAACATCCTGCCATTTAATTGGGTCAGTTAACCACATTTTTGCGTTTTCTGCATTTGATATAGGAGTTTTATCAGTTACCATAATGGTATTAACTTTTGTATAACCTTTATCATCACGACCAAGACTTATGATTAAATCTCTTCCTTCTTTAATATCGGTAATATCTCCGTAGTTTGTAAATAATGGGAAGATTTTATCAAAGATACCTTCACCTTTATAGTTATGTTTAAATCTCCAAAATTTCACACCTTCACCCTCATTATCACGGTCAATACCTTTAACCACATAAAATTTTCTTGGTTTATATGTTTTAGAAATTTTCTTATCCAATTCATCACCATTTCTTAATTTTTGTTCAACTTCACAAAGAGGACAATCTTCACCATCATTGTGATTTAAACAATAAAATTTTCTCCACTTTCCTTTAACTTGTATTTCATGGAAGTGAACTTCCTGAAATGGAGAACCATCTTTTGTAGGGATAATTCTGAATCTTTTTTGTCCTGTTTTTTGTCCTTCACGTAATGTTGCCGAAAAATACTTAGTCAAATCAACTGTGTTTTTCTTTTCTGGTGTTTTTGAATTTTCGTACTGATTTAAAATCGCTTCTAATACTTTGTTACTCATAATGTTTGTTTTTTAATTTTTAATGTTTTTAAAACTTGTTTTTTTAATGTAAATGAAACTTAATATAATTTTTATTTTTGTAAAGTTGTTTTGTAATTATTTTCAGTATAATCTTTTGAAAATATTTATTAAAAATTTTTAAATATATGTTAAATCTTTTACCATCCGCACTATAATTAATAAGATTTACATTATTTGTTTTCATAAAATAATCAATAATAGAAATAATATAATTTAAAACTTTCATGTATATATGTCTAAAATTGATTTAAAAAATTCAAATTCAATTATTTATAATTACCCCCCAAATTCAATGACATATTTTCCATCACTAATTTTTATCTATTATTTTTTTATTTTCATAAGTAATTGTTCTAATTAATCTATAATTTTTATTAAATTGTTTAAATTCGACAAAATATTTATGTTTCCTTTTCTTTAAACCTATCATTAATCATATATTCA